TGTTTGAGTTTGATGGAGATATCAAGAAAATCCGTCATGTCCTTTATAAGTGTGCTGCAAGCCGTCCTTCCATTGAGTCACAGACCAATGAGGATGAAATCGAAGTACAGACCGAGACACTTACCCTTAAGGCAACACCACTTGCTAACGGATATGTGAAGGCAAAGACAGGAGATGATACTACCGATGAAGTTTACCAGAACTGGTATAACGAGGTGTATCTTACATCCACTACAACAGCAGAAAGCGGGGAGTAATCTATGAGCATTGTAAAGAAGATTGAAATAGATGGTAAGCAGGTGCCTTTCAAAGCATCTGCCGCCATTCCAAGAATTTATAGAATTAAGTTTAATCGTGATATTTACAAGGATCTCCGTTCTTTGGAAAAGGCAGTGGGAGAAGGGGATGAGCAGAACTCAAACCTTGACTTATTCTCGCTTGAGATGTTCGAGAACATTGCCTATGTTATGGCCAAGCACGCAGACCCTAATATTGCGAACTCCCCGGAAGAGTGGCTTGATGAGTTCAATACCTTTTCTATCTACCAGGTATTGCCAAGCATCATCGAGTTATGGGGACTTAATGTACAGACAGATATTGAGTCTAAAAAAAACTTCGCCCAACTGACAGAGAAATGACAACCCCATTATTCTTACTCAGATGCGTACAGCTTGGAATAAGCATTCGTGACCTTGACCTTCTTACGATTGGTCTTGTGAACGATATGTATGCGGAGAATGGGAATGATGATTATAAGGGTTATAAGCAGTTGGCAACACAGGAAGATTTTGACAGATTTTAATTGAAAAATATGTTGATTTTTTAAGTGCTTTTGCATATAATATAAGCACAGACAGTGATGTCTGCGAAGCGGTTAGATTGTCCAATTAAAACAATCGTTTAAAAGCGGTTAGGCTGTCCAACCAAAACAGTCGTTTAAAAGCGGTTAGATTGTCCAATTAAAACAATTGTTTAAAAGTAGTGGTGGAAGAGATTCCACCACTTTTTACTAGGAGAAAAAGATGGATTGGTATGTTGTAGATAAAGGCTATGTTGCACATCTGTATAAGTATGATTATAGAGTTGGTCATGTGGAATATGGAGATAAGTTAAAATTACATGTTGGAATATTGATTGAGATTGACGGATTTAAATATTATGTTCCAGTATCATCACCGAAAGCAAAACATGAAACTATGAGTAACGGATTAGATTTTCATAAAATTATTGATTCTGCAAATGGTACGTTGTATGCGGTTATCAACATAAACAATATGATTCCCGTACCCGATAAGTATGTCACTCAATTGAAATATAATGAGGTTCAAAATTTTAGAACTTTTGCAAGTGAAAAAGAAAAAACAGATTATATTTATTTATTACAGAAAGAAAAAAGTATAATTGATCAGTTGGAAACTACATTAACCAATAAAGCAATGAAATTGCATGAAAAAGTAACAGCAAATCCAGATTCATCTTTAGCAAAAAGATGTTGTAATTTTAGTTTGTTACAAGAGAAATCTTTGGAATACGAGAAATAAAATAGAATTACATATAGTTAGTTTATGATTTTTAATGAGCATCTATCATTTTTGGTAGGTGCTTTTATTTTGCCTATTTTTAGGAAGAGAGGAGGAAGCCAATGGCAAGTAGAATACAAGGTATTACCGTAGAGATTGGCGGAGATACTACCAAGCTGCAGACTGCCCTTAAAGGCTTAAATGGAGAAATCAAATCCACACAGAGTCAGCTTAAGGATGTAGAGAAGCTCTTAAAAATGGATCCGGGTAATACAGAACTTCTTGCACAGAAGGAAAAACTCCTGGCAGATGCCGTAAAGGAAACAAAGGAAAAACTGGAAACATTAAAGACGGCAGCAGAGCAGGCTAACACTGCACTTGCAAACGGAGAAATCTCGCAGGAGCAGTATGATGCACTCCAAAGGGAAATCATAGAAACAGAACAGGACTTAAAGAAGTTAGAGACGGCTGCCAATCAGTCATCAACTGCACTTCAGAAGATTGGAGCAGCGGGAGAAAAGATGAAAACGGTAGGAGATAATATTTCCTCTGCCGGACAGAAACTTCTCCCGGTAACGGCAACGGTTACGGCTCTTGGAACGGCATCCGTCACAACAGCTGCAAACTTTGAATCAGCAATGAGTCAGGTTCAGGCTACGATGGGTGTTACCAAAGACTCCATGTCCACACTTGATGGGCAGAGTGTAAACACAATGGATGCCTTATCGGAACTTGCAAAGGAGATGGGTTCATCCACAGCTTTCTCTGCAACAGAGTGTGCCGAGGCATTAAACTATCTTGCTCTTGCAGGTTACAGTACACAGGAAATGGCAGATACACTTCCGACAGTTCTTAACCTTGCGGCGGCAGGTGGTATTGACCTTGCATCTGCATCCGACATGGTAACAGATGCGATGTCCGCCCTTGGTATGGAAACTTCTGAGGCAGATGTGATGGTAGACCAGATGGCAAAGACGGCTTCTACCACAAATACATCCGTTGCACAGTTAGGAGAGGGTATTCTTACCATCGGTGCAACAGCCAAGTCGATAAAGGGTGGAACGGCAGAACTTAATACGGCTCTTGGTATTTTGGCTAACAATGGTATCAAGGGTGCAGAAGGTGGTACACATTTAAGAAATATTATCCTGTCATTACAGAATCCTACCGATAAGGCAGCAGCCCAGATGGAGGCTCTTGGTGTATCTGTATATGACTCCGAAGGTAATATGAGATCCATGAATGATATTTTGGGAGACCTTAATACATCAATGGAAGGAATGACCTCGGAGGAAAAGGCAAACATCATCAGCACTATTTTCAATAAGACAGACCTTTCTTCTGTAAATGCTTTATTAGCAAACACAGGAGAGACTTGGGATAACCTGCAAGGCTCTATCACAAACAGTGCAGGAGCAGCACAGCAGATGGCAGATACCCAGCTCGACAATCTGCAAGGTCAGTTAACGCTTTTAAAGTCAGCCCTTGAAGGACTGGCTATTTCTTTTGGTCAGTTACTGATGCCTGCAATCAAAAGCATTGTGGGTGTTATTCAGAACGTGGTCGATTGGCTTAATTCCCTTGATGAGGGAACCAAGAAGACCATTGTTACCATCGCACTTGTAGCGGGAGCGTTGGGACCGGTACTGATTGTGGTCGGTAAGGTCATATCTGCAATCGGTACGATTATGACAATTGTTCCGAAGATTGGTGGACTTTTATCCGGCTTACAGGGAGTGGTTGCAGCCTTTAATGCTGTGTGTGCGGCAAACCCATATGTTCTGATCATAGCAGCAGTCATTGCAGTAATAGCAATCTTTGTTGTGTTATGGAATAAGTGTGAAGGTTTCAGAAATTTCTGGATTAACCTTTGGGAAGGTATCAAGTCGGTTATATCAACAGCGGTTGAAGCAATTAAGGGGTTCTTTACGAAGGTTATTGATTTTGTGAAGAACAACTGGCAGGGATTACTTTTGTTCCTTGTGAACCCGTTTGCAGGAGCATTCAAGTTAATCTATGACAACTGCGAAGGCTTTAGAAATGTGATTGATGGTCTGATGGAAAAGGTCAAGGCTGTGTTCCAGAAGGTCATTGATTTTGTAAAGAATAACTGGCAAGGAATACTTCTTTTCATAGTGAATCCATTTGCCGGGGCATTCAAACTTTTATATGACAACTGTGAAGGTTTCCGTGAATTTATCAACGGAGTGTTAGAGGGAATAAAGACAGCACTTACAAATGCGTGGACGGCCATAACGACTGGCATTACCACGGCTTGGACTGCCATTTCCTCATTCTTTACTACGATTTGGGAAGGTATCAAGAATATCTTTACTACTGTCATTGAGGCGATAAAGCTTGCGATTACCACTTGGGTAAATACAGTAAAGACGGTCATCACAACAGTATTTACTGCGATACAGACTTTCTTCACTACGATATGGACAGCAATTTCGACATTTTTCACTACGATACTAACGGCAATACAAACCACATTTACAACCATTTGGAATGCGATAAAAACTGCCGTTACCACAGTGATTACAGCAATTCAGACTGTGATAACCACGGTGTGGAATGCAATCAGTACGGCAATCACAACCGTGATGAATACCATAAAAAATACCATTTCTACGCTTTGGAATGGCATCAAGACCACGATTACTACGATTGTGAACGGTATCAAGACCACGGTCAGCACGGTGTTCAATAATATCCTTACTGCGATTAAAACCACAGTAGGAAATATAGCATCGTCAATTAAGAGTGGATTTCAGACGGCAATCAGCTATATCACATCACTTCCTTCACAGGCGCTTCAGTGGGGTAAGGATATGATTATGGGAATTGTAAATGGTATCAAGTCCTGCATGAGTGCAGTAGGAGATGCCGTTAAGGGAGTGGCAGACAAGATTAAGTCATTCCTTCACTTCTCTGTGCCGGATGAAGGACCTTTGACAGATTATGAAAGCTGGATGCCAGACTTTATGGATGGACTTGCAAAGGGAATCAACAAGAGCAAGGATGTGGTGGCAAAAGCTGTAGAAGGTGTATCACAGG